AAGGTCTAACCAGTAACTTCCATTAGCAATAGCACCTGTTGGTGCGGCTGAGGAAGCCTCTAATTGACCTAGGTCAATGTCTGCTCTTAGAACAAATGCTCTATTTGCCAGACCTAAGAATGAGTGGGCCGCTAGTAAGCCGTATTCATTGAGATCATAACCATGCAACTGATTACTACCTGATTTGTAAAATAAAGGATTACCAAACTGTTGTAGTAATTCACGTTGACTTGTAATTAGTTGTAATTTTCCTGCGTTAGCCTTAGAAGTAAAAGCCGCCGTGCCTGAACCGTCTGGACTACTCTTATCCTGAGCAGTTGCGACGATTAGTAACGGAACTGTACCAGCACCAGCCGAGGCGTAAAACGATTCGTCTGATACACTAATACTAACTCCAGGTGATACTAATGTTGCCATAATTAATCTCCTTTGAATTATTATACGAATATTTATCTAAAATACTAGAAAATAGGTATTATACAAACCGGGGGTACAGTGGTTTTTTAGGTTTTGGATAAATATAGAAATTTTTTAATATTTAAGGGGATTTGGTATTATTTGTCTCTGTCAACAATATTTACCACATTGTCGTCATTAAGTGCGTATTTTAATTTAGACTTTCTGTTTTTCATATCTGCATACACTGAATCTACTTCTGCTTGTAATTCTTCTAGTGTACCTGAGTTTTGAATTACAAAATCAAAATCATAACCTACCCATTTCCATTCACTAGCATGTACTTTTGCAAAACGTGTTTCCATAGTGTGCTTTGCAGGGACACTTCCCTTGTTTGCATGGACGGCAGTTTCATACCATTCAGGTAATTCATCTCTAATAACATGTATTACAATACCATTAAGTTTTTTAATTAAGTCTAGTTCATTTTTAAATCTACAATCACTAACAACAACCATTGTGTCTTGTTGTTCATTTTTTCTTATACGATATTCTAAACTGTCTAACCAAATGTCTTGATTGAAATGAGTACGCATTATTTCAGTTCCAAGTAACTGTAATGCAAGTCTAGGAGTAAATTGGTCAATGCCTAACTTTCTAGTCCAGTACATGTCTGGTGTTTCTCTAAAGTCTCTGCTTTCGATTGTGTCACCTTGTAACATATCTCTGGGCCAGCCAAAAACACTTGCACATAAATCTTTTAATGGTGATGCAAAACTGTCTTGTACTGCACCTTTTTCAACTAGCATTTTTGCTACTGTATCTTTGCCACTGCCTATAAATCCTGTTATGCCTACTATCATTGTTATCCTTATCTATATATAAACGGGTCTTCTTCTCTTATTTGATTTATTCTTTCTTTTAATAATCTTTCATCTCTTAAATGATTTTTATAAACTTCAGTCTTGTCTATTAAAAAGTAAATGAATCCACTTGTAAAACTTTTTTTGTTTAGTTTTTTACGAACATTGTCGCTTGTACTATCTGTACTTATACTCGAGGTTACCAGTTGTACATTTTTTTCTGCACATATATCTTTTACTTGTTCTAGTGTAACTGTTTGTTCAAACGGATTATAAAACTGGTCCTTGAACCAACTTTCCCTTTGTTTTTCATCTTTAATATATTGTGTCATGCCTGTAAATATATCATACCAAGTATGTGTTGGAAATTGGTCAAACCATTCAAACATTGTATCTCTACTTTCTTTGTGATACAATCCTATAAAAGAATATTTGTTTGCACAATCAATTGCTTTACTGATTGTTTGTTTCATTGTGAAATCTGGTATGTGATGTAATGCACCAATGCTAACAGTTAAATCTGCTGTTCTATCATTTGTCATTATATCTTGTTCAAAAAAATCTGCTGTAAAAACTTCATCAGAAGTTTGTTTTGCATAGTCTATATTTCCAGGTACAATGTCTAAACCTGTTACAGATAAACTAGGATAATTTTGTGCAATTCTGTTACTTAACCACCCGTTACCACAACCAAGTTCTAAAACATTAGAAATGTCTTTGGTATCTAAAAGTGTTTCTAAAATGGGTAAAGGTAACTCTTCTGAGTTTACTTTTTCTTGGGGAGTGTTAAATTGTATTTCCGAATAGTATTGTTTTACAAGATCCATAATGTAATGTACTATAAATTAATTTGTTTGTCAATCAAAATTAACCAATAATGAATCCTAAAGGTGCATTGCCTTCTTCCATATTGTGTAAACCTGCAATCAATTGTTCCATTTCAGTTAATGCTTCTGATTTGAGAGCATCACCGTTCAATGTTGTAGCACCGCCAGGCCCAGGAAGTCCTCCAGGGAATTTGCTTCTTGCTTCACCTAACATCATTTTACTTTGTGCTAGTGCGTATGCACTTAACCATTCAGCGGCATAAACATCTTTTATTAAAACACTTTCTGGAATAAAGTTATTAACACCTATTGCAATATCTTCTTCATGATTAACATTTCTTAAAATAGTTAGTTCTTTTGTATTTCTATTAAATGTAAAGTTGTATTCACTACCAAATATACGACCAATAGTTTCTTTGTATTGTGCAAATGCATCAAATACTGCAAGTCCACCAATTTGTCCTGCTTGTAGCATATACATATTATTGAATGCAACATCAAATGGATCAAAATTAGTACCGCCACCACTGTTGGTACCAATACCACGTCTATATAATCTTCTAACGTCTATAACTTCATCAGGTAAAGTATATTTTGTTACACCTGCTTGAGTTTGTATGAATATAACTGCTTCTTCAACACTTCCTGAACTCAACTGCCTATACTTTTGTATAGATTTATTGATTGCAATATCGTAATGGTCTCTGTCTAATTCAACATCTACCATGCCATCAGCAAGACGTAATTGAATCTCTTCAATTATTTCGTTTCTACTGCCATATCCTATCTGGTCTATCTTAGTTGCCATACTACTATTTATCACTTTTTGGGTTTTAACCAAAAAATATATGTATGGTTTGAAGGTTTAAAATACTTGTAAAAGTATGATTGAATCGTTAATTCTGCCTGTTAATTTAGTAGGCGTTGTTTTTACTTCGTCAAATGCTTTTGCAAATTTTGTTTTTGCTCTGCCAGTCCAGTTGTTTATTTGTTCTGCAGGCTTTCTTAAAGTTTTTTGCACACTAGTTTCTTCGTTAAAGTCTTGTATAGTAGTTCCTTTAACCATTAGACCTGCACCTTGTCTTTGTAATCCACGTGGGTCTTTGTCTTTTGCGTGGTAAACTCCTACTTTACGGGTCTTTGTATTGTACACCCATAGTTCATTGGCGTAGACGACGTCTGTGGGCGATATAGATGCTATTCCTAATGCTCCATCATTAAGTTGAAACTTTAACTTTTTGATAATTACATCTTTACTTCTTGCTCTCGGTTTACGTTGTTTTCTACTTGCTTTACCTGTAAGTATAATTGCATCACAGGCGGCATTTATTTTTTCAAAGAAAGCAACATAGTCTTTCTTCATTTTCTTATCCATAAAACTGTATGCTTCTTTTAATTGCTCACATGTTCCTGCTAAATTTTCTAATGCTTCTGCATGTATGCCTTCGTATTGTTCTTTTACTATTTTAGCATGTGCAGGTTTTATAAGTCCACCACCATAAACTTTCATATCTTTTTCTGGATCAAACTTTTTAAGGTCAAACTTTTCTTTCTCAATAAATTTATCTAGCATGTCGTCCCAATCACCACAAAGTTCTGTTACTTGTTCTAGCATTCTTTCTTGAATAGAAATTTTTGGTTTTGCATCTTTTTTCTTTTCTTGTTGTACTTCAACAACTTCTTTTCCAGTTTCTAAAAGAGCCTCTTTTCTACTGTCATAAAACTTTGCAAAACATTCTGGCATGTATCCTAACTTATCCCAACACCAAGCATACTTGGCACTACTGCTAAATCGCCAATCAGGATTTTTCAATATTATTTTTATTTCTTCTTTATCCCAACCACTTGCATCTTTTACCCACTTACGATATTTGGCTACTGCATCTTTTGTTGAGATTTCAGAATGCACAAAATAGTCAACTGACCTGAATGCTTTCTCTTGTTGCTCAGGATCAGTTATACCCCTGTACTGTTTCCAGTCAGGTTCTTTTGTTACATATACTGTTCTTTGTTTTCGTTTTGCCATCTTTTGTTTTTCACCAAAATATAGTGCTAGTTAGTATAACTTCAAAAAATTTTTATGTCAATTGGTAAATTTTGAACTAAAAGGAAGGTTTTTACAGTTTTTTGGCTGTTAAACCAATTGTTGCAGATGCTACACGATTTTCGCCATCAAATACTTTGCAGTCATAAAAAATATGATTTAATTTACGTCTGGTAAGTTTGGCTTCAAGTCTTAATCTTGTTCCAGGGAATACAGGAAATCTAAATTTACATTTGTCTACACTTGTTACAAAAGTGACATAGTCCTCATGTTTGAGTTCGCCTTGTTCCTTTCCTGCTAAATGAAGTGCATGGAGACCAGCACATTGATTCATACCTTCTATTATGTAAACACCGGGCCAAATTTTTACATGTGGGAAGTGTCCTTCTAATACTGGATGTGCATTATGTACCATATATGTTGCTTCAATTTCTTCATCGCTAATAATACGGTGTTCGTCAATTAATGCTATCGGATGTCTGTGTGGTAGTTCCATATATGCTATTTACTTTGCTATGGATTTATTTTGTTAAAAGTTTGGTTATGTACCAATTTATTTTTTGTATTTCTATATTGTTAATCTCATCAATAGTTTTTGGATTGTATTCATCAAAGTCTTCTCGTTTGATGCCATTCATTGTATAAGGCATGCCAAAAGATTTATTAAGCAAATTGTGTGTTAATTTTCCAAATTTTAAAAGTCTATTATTTAAGTTGCCTGAATATTTCATTGCATCTAGAAGTCCAACACCATTTCTGTTTTTGTATATAAACTCATTTGAAAAAATATCTTTAACTTGTTGAGGTATAGGTTGTCCATTCATGTAATGGTCTGTAGGCTCATACCCATAGTCTTTCCAATTCCTTTGAAACTCACTGTCTGTTCTTGCATCGTATCCTTCTGGTCTAATACCTAATGCTCTCATGTTAGTTCCTATCATTGGGTTTTGGTCTGATACTAAAAAGTTAGCCATTTCTTTTAAACTTTCTTTTGTGTCGCTTGGTAGTCCTGCAATAAAGCCACTAGCCATATCAACATCTTTCCAAACATCTGCTTTTAGTTCTCTCATATATTCGAACTGCAACATAGGATTCAAGCCTTTACCTATATCTTTTGCACTATCAGGATTTGTTGTTTCTACTCCAAACTGAACATGGACTATCCCAGCATCTGCAATCACTTGTGCTTGACTTGGTGTTTTGTTTCTATTTGCATACAATAAATCTAATCTAATATAACAAGCAAACTTTAATTTAAAAGGTAATGATTTAGACATCTCCATAAAGTCAACCATTTTTTGATGGTCATCATTAAATGTGTCATCAACAATCCAATAACATTCAACACCAAATTTTTCATAATTATGAATTAACTCTTGTTTAATTAAATCCATATCTCTTATTGCTTCACCTTTTTCTTTTCCGTTTAAAGCAAAAGAACAAAATTTACATTTAAAAATACAACCTCTACTAACTTCTATAGATAATACTTCGCCTGGATATACTAAGTCATCATCATGCCATTTCATTGTTGAATGTTTTACATCTTGTCTGCTTAATACATCTTCTTTGTATGGCATGCCTTCAAAATTTACAGGTAAATCTAAAGGATCTCCACCTTTTAGTTCGTTTAAAATTTCAGGTGCTGTTTCTTCTCCGTATCCTATATTAACAATGTCTACGTTTCTATATTTAGAACCTCTATTTGTAAATGCTCCACCCTTAATAAATTTAACATTAGAATTTTTTTGTTTTACATAATCAACAAACAAATCGTCTATCTCTTCACCGTGCGGTAGAAAGCCTTGATAAAAATCTTCTTTAAAAGCATTTTCATCTATGTAATGTTTATTTTTGATTTCAGCACCATAAAACGGATCTAGATTCCAACTAGACGGCTTAATGTTCATTCTATTTGGAATTTTAAGTAGGAAAGTGTTACTAATACCAACTGCTAAAGTATTGTCTCCTATATATTTGTCTACAATAAGTCTTAATGTTGCTATGTCCAATTGTGTAACAAAGTCAACTACTTGAACTGTAAATCCACTTTCTCTACATTCGTGGGCAAGTTTATAGGCACCTAATGCTCTATTGCCTACAAAAGAAAATTTATCAAACCAACCACGTTGCCATAAATGTTGATTCATTTTAACAGGATCATCTTTTATGTCTTTAAAATGTGAAGAAAGACTTGCCCTGTTATCTAATAGGTATGTGCCATAACCTGCGTGTTCATGCATACCCCAAAAAACGTTATCTGTAAATATAACGAATTCAACAGGAGTATGTTCCACTTCAATAAATCTGTGGGGGTTAATGATACCTTTCATAATGTAGTATTTATTAATTTGGTCCGCCCGGCAGGACTCGAACCTGCAACCTACGGTTTAGAAGACCGTTGTTCTATCCAGTTGAACTACGGGCGGTAAATTTTAATCTACAAATGCCCTTTCTAGAACAAAGTCTCCTGGTTCACCCAAGTTTCCTTCTTGGAAACCTAAGTTTTCAAAATAGTCCCTGCACTCATAATTCATGTCTGGACCTCCACACACCATAACTCTGTCAGTTTCTTTGTTAAAGCCACCGTTAGTAAAGTTATCAATGTGTTCCCAAAAACGACCTTTACGCACATAATCTTCCTGTGTGCAAGTGTCGTAATATGTTAAAGGAAATGTATTGCACATTTCTTGTATAACATCTGTGTAAGTGTGTTCTGCATGTGTTCTTGTGGTATGACAAAGTATAACACTTTTAAACTTTTCGTATGTTGCTGGGTCTCTTATAATACTCATAAAAGGTGCTATACCTGTTCCTGTTGACAGCAAATATAAATTATCTGCTTGAGTTACGTTATCAATCGTTAAAGTGCCTGTACACTTAGGGTTTACTAAAACTTCGTCTCCAACTTTTAAATGCTGTAAACGACTTGTAAGAGGTCCGTCTGGTACCTTTATGCTTAAGAACTCTAACTCATCTTCATAGTTTGCACTAGCAATACTGTATGCTCTTAATAAAGGTTTGTCATTTACCTTTAATCCAATCATAGCAAACTCTCCGTTTGCAAAACGAAAAGATTGATTTCTTGTGGTTTTAAAACTGAATGTTTTATCTGTCCAGTGATGAACCCATGTAACTGTTTCTATGTTCAATGTTTAGTCGCCTTAAATGATTCAATCATAGCATTTCGAACTTCTGGATCTTTAAGTTTTTCTATAAACTCTTTGTTTATTTCAAAAGTTATACCTTTTTCCATCTGCGATAACAAACTTAAATCATCAACGCCTAGCATAACACACACTTCTTCAAATGTCAATAAGTTTAAGCCTTTTTCTTTTGCTTCTAATAACAATTCGAAGATTGCATCTGTTATTAAATCTTCTAAATCTTTATACTTCTCAGTCATTTCTCACCACATGGTGGAGCGGACAGGGGTCGAACCTGCGACCTTCTGGATGCAAACCAGACGCTCTCCCAACTGAGCTACCGCCCCTAGTGTTCATATTTACCAGAAAAATCTGGCGGAGAGGGAGAGATTCGAACTCTCGGTACAGTTACCCGTACTCTTCCTTAGCAGGGAAGTGCTTTAAGCCACTCAGCCACCTCTCCAATTTATTGTATTATACTTTATTTAAAGGGAATGTCAAGTCTAATTGTAAGACCTAATTTAGATTCACAGGTCATTTTGCCTGTTGCATGTATGCTTTTAGCATCGAACTTTAACAAACTTCCAGGTTTAAATGGATATGCAGTACCACTTAAACTAAACCATGCTTCTTTGGGTTGATGGCTTAAATGCTCATAAAGATTTTCATCTATATCTTTTTCAGTTGCATTTAAAATATCATAATCACATGGTCTGCCTAATAATTCTTTGTTTGCTTGAAATCTTGCTGATTTGTTATTAAAAGTCCATGTATTGCCACTACTATTCCAGTACTGGTCAAATATTACTAAGTGTGGTTTTGAATCATCTGCTACTTCAAGTGGCATAACAATATTTGTTATTTCTTTATCATGATAGTCTGTGTGAGGATATAAAGGTTCTGTGTGTTTGTAAAAATGTGCTGTTGTAATATTTTCAACAGCCACATCTATTAAATTAGCAATAAACTCAAGATGCTCTGGCAATCTTATACTAATCATATTATTAGGAAGTTTTGCTTTGCTAAAAGGTTCTTTATAAAAGATACTTTTTAAATATTCTATACTGTCTTTGTCTATTGCGTTTTCTAAGTACACAGGTTCTAGTGTTGTCATGCATATATTTATAATCACTACCTGTTGCCCGAATATCCAAAAGTGATAAATACTACATTATGCCAAGATTACAACTGTGGAACAAGTTCAAAAAGAATGACTATGACTTCATAGACAGAATAACTGCCGAATTTATTAATGCAGGTGGTACAGGTGTTTTTGTTCACAAATACATTGGGACATATCAAGATGATACCACTGCTAGTATAGGGTCAGATGAACTTTATATACAAGATGTGCTGTTTTTAGAAAACAGAGATAGAAAGTATGATACTGATATTTACGAATTAAGGGGTTCATATACACCTGCAGATCCAGATTTTGATTTAACACAATTTGGTTTATTTGTAAACAATGATAATATTTTTATGACTTTCCACATGAATACATGTGCAAGTTTACTTGGCAGACGTTTAATGGCAGGTGATGTTGTTGAATTGCCACATCTAAGAGATGATTTATTATTAGGTGGTGGTGATGCTGTAAACAGATTCTTTGTTGTAAGTGATTCAGGCAGACCAGCAGAAGGATATGATCCTAGATGGTGGCCTCACTTATGGAGAGTCAAACTTACAAACATTACTGATAGTCCAGAATACAGAGATATATTAGGAACAGGCGATACTGCTACTGACCTTAGAAATACATTAAGTACTTACAGTACTGAACTTGCTATTTCAGATAAGGTTATGGAACTTGCCAATGCTGATGTAAAATATGACACAGGTTACTTTGAAGGTGGACATTTATACATAGATGAAAACAGTCAAGATAAACCAGGTGTACATTTTTCAGGCGATGGTACTCCTCCAAATGGTATAAGTATTGTTGGCAGTGGTACAAGTTTCCCTGCAAGTTGTGAAAACGGAGATTATTTCTTGAGAACAGATTTTGAACCAAACAGATTATTTAAAAAGAACGGATCTAGATGGAGTAAAGTAAGTGACGATACCACTAGAAAATGGTCAGCCGCAAACAAACTGCTTACAACATTTGTTAATAATAGTAACATTACCACAAACAGTGATGGTACTACACAGGCAGAAAAAACTAATTTAAGTAAAGCGGTAAAACCAAAGGCAGATTAATATGAGTAGCAATATGGATTACTGGTATGATGCTCAAATACGAAGATATTTGACACAGTTCATGCGAATTTTTAGTGGCTTTAAAGTTAATGAAGGTGTGCGTGATGGCGCAACATACTTTAATAGAGTGCCTGTAAGATATGCAGATATGCAAAGAATGGTGGCTCACATACTAAAGAAAGGTAGTGAGAATATGGTAAACAGTACACCGTTTATTGCATGTAGTATTGGAAGTTTGCTTATTGCTAGAGACAGAGTACATGAGCCTATGCTAGTTGATAAATTACAAATTGCTGAAAGACAATTTGATTCTAGTGCTAATGCATACTCATCAAGCGGTAATGCAAGTACAAGACCAGGTAACTTATACAGTACGGATAGATATATGCCTGTGCCATATAATTTAACTATGCAAGTTGATATATGGAGTGGTAATACAGACCAAAAATTACAACTATTAGAACAAATTTTAATCTTGTTTAATCCAAGTATTCAGTTACAACAAAACACTAACCCATTAGATTGGACTAGTGTATTTGAAGTTGAACTTACTGATATGCAATGGAGTAACAGAAGTATTCCTGCTGGTGTTGATGAAACTATAGATGTTTCTACATTAACATTTACTTTGCCTATTTGGTTAAGTCCTCCAGCAAAAGTTAAAAGACAAAAAATTATTAATAATATTGTAAACAACATTTATGATACTAGTAGTATTAGTAATTTAGGATATGATGAAGACATATATGACTTCTTTAGAACATTAGATGATGAATTTGAATTACACACAATTATTCCTAATAACTATGAAGTTAAAATAGAAGGCACAGATGCACAACTTTTAAAAGATGGGTCTAGTTTA